CCTATGACCTTTGATAGCAGGGAAGATGCACGCGCTATGTGTACGACGTTGAACGCTAGACGTATGAAGTGCAGCCATAAGGCATACATAATCGATACCGATAATAAACCCGCCTGGACGCAAAAATAATCCAGGCGATAGATATTTAAAGAAAGGGATAGATATTATGAACGCTGTAGAATACTGGCAAAGGTTAACAGAAAATCCCGCGGCGCGTCCGCTTTTAACTGGCCGCAAAATCGTGGACGTCCGGTATCAGTCCGACGATGAGGTAGATACTTATGGTTGGATATGTCGAGCGCTTGTACTTGTCTTGGATAATGGTGCAGAGCTTGTGCTCTCTACTGATAGTGAGGGCAACGGACCCGGTGCTATGTTCTATTTCGAGGGAGACAAGAGGGAAGTGTTTTCTTCAATGCCGAGGGTTGAAATCAATGCCTAATTACCGATGGAAAATAACCAGGGACCTAATAGATACAGGGGCAGAAGGTACAGAGGGACCTCGCAACCTGGACCCAACAATCAAGAGCAATCCTGCCCGGTTCTCGATGCACGACGACGATGGGGAGTGCTATTACGAGGGCGTGATTTACGGAGAATTCGACGGCTTCGAGCCTTTGGAAGATTTCGGAACATGGAACGCTGGCTGTACTGAAATCAGAATTGACGGGGTGGCGCTATGATTAAAGCAATGCTCTTGAAAATCTGGCAAGCTATACAGGTAGCCTATGCGATTGTCGCTATATATTTTCTTATCTGCGTCGTGTTCTCATACTAACAAGCTAAACAAAAAAATCAGGGTGAACAAATGAATTACCGAATTTCCAATGAACTACTAAACAGCCAGCTTGAAAAGATAAACAGCCTTACTCTTGGCGGTTATCTTCTCCACTTCTCCGATGGGGTGGCGCTATGCAAGGGGTCCCGCGAGAATGGGAAAGTTAACGTTTCAGGGTATGGGACAAAGAAACAAGCGTATAACTTTATGCAGGCATTTATAAAGGGAATCATTGCAGCCAATGACATGAAATAAGCACTTTAAAAAAAACAAGCTAAAACAAAAGTAGGGTGAACAAATGAAAAAAACGATTTACGAGCAATTGACCAGCGCGGAATGTCTGCATTGCGGCGCAGCAAAAAAGCCCCTCAGGGATTCTCACAGAGTGACAATGCACCACGGCGACAAGGCGTTTAAGGGCGTTATTTTGGAATCAGACATAGGCGCAAGGTACGGTGGGAATTTTGGCGGGCGTGTCTTGGCGGTTGATGTAGGCAAACTTGTGTATGCTAACACTTGTCATAGAATTCTTGAGCTTGAGAGTGATTCTCAGTTCAAAGCTAGAACAAAAAAAACTTAATTAATTCTCTAAGCTAAACAAAAATTAGGGTGAACAAATGAACCATTTATTATGGCAAGGTAGGAGTGCGCTCAATAATGAGCCGATAGCGCTTATCTCAAAAACTTCCGGTAACAAAAAAGTGAAAGGCAAGCGCTCCAATATCTTGGCTTTAGCTGTGATTCCTATGGCAACGATTGACGCAATCAAAAGGGATGAAGCTAAGCGCCCAGATGCTACTCCTATTCAGCGCTCTAAAGTTTATCTGGCTTCTATGAAGTCAGGGGCAATTGATAGCGCGTGTGATGATGCATGTGAGCATAAGTTAACTCGTAAGTGTTACGCTCAATTCAATGCGCAGTCCGTAACGGAGCCCGTCTCAATGATTCTAGGCGTCAATGATTTTGGCAGAGGCCGTCACCATTTTATGGGCCGCAATGGCTGGAAGCTATCGCCCAAAAAACTGGCAAGCGCTTTAGGGTATGGAGCCGGTGATAAGTTTCGTCTAATGATTGTGGGTAGCACGGGCGCACTTCCTGAGCATATATCGGCTCGCCTGATTAATGGTCTTGAGTCGCTCGGTATGCGCCCACTTGCATACGTCGAAAACTGGCGGACACGTCAAGACTTGCGCGATAGCCATATGGCGTCTTGCTATTCGCTGGCAGATGTTAGGGAAGCCGAAAGCCTAGGTTGGCGTGCGTTCTGGTCTCCATCTGCCGAGGATATCGGAAACACTATCCCCGATGGTATGCTACTTTGTCCGGGCTCTAAATACTATGAGAATCTCAAAGGCAAGCGCATTGGTTGCGGGGATTGCGGACTATGTGACGGGGCCTCAAACAAATCATCCATCATTAATATCAGGCACGGCAACGGGGATTCATCCCGGGTATCCGGATTAGTCCGACGCGGTGCATTATCAAGTATGATTCTAAACAATTCTGGGCGCGCCATGGGTGCGTATGTAGGGGTATGAAATGAAAGAACAACTCAAGTATGCCCAATCACTTATAGGTAAACTAGTAGACACGCCAACGCACCATAATGACACGCCGTGTCGAGTAGAGTTAACAAGTGATGAATGCGGACCTATTATCATGGTTCACTTTTCAGATGGTGAGAGCTTTCCTTTGGGGGCTGTACAGTTAGCCAAGAACCAATAAAGATAGGGACCAAACGGTCCCTATTTTTTTATCTACTTTCTAGCCATTCAATAGCCGCTTGACTTCCTCTGGCCACAAAATAGAGCCAGCCATTATCCTCTAAAATTTTCTGCCATGCCTTCTGGCTCTTGGATAGCGTGCCTCCCCTGGTCCGCTTCAGCTCGATAGCTATCATGGGTTGCCCTATTAGGATGCAATCCGGTACACCCGGCGACACACCAAAAGATTTTAACCGGCTGGCAACGGCTTTGTGCCTATGCTCCCCATTGGGAACATGAAACCAATGATAGCCCTTGGAGTTGAGATAGGCGGCAAGTCTTGTTTGCTCCCATGCTTCACTCTTAATAACTTCCTTTTTATTTCGTTCTATTGTAGACAATTGAAGGCCTCCCCTTCTTTGGTCTCACTTGCTTTTGTTCAATGCGGCGTGAGTCGATTAGGTCCTTGATGATTCTATTTCGTTCGTCTCTACTTATTGCTTGGGTTTTTCTAGTCAAGTCACTGGACTTGATTCCCCTTTTAGGAACATGCTGCAAAACCGTTTTAAGTTTTCTTTCATAGTCTGTATCTGCCACACGTTCGACAACGTCCGCGATACTCACATTAATAAGATATTCGATAAGCTCACAGCCCCAAGTGATATCATCCAATGATATCTTAGGCGCTCGATAATCCAAACCAATAGCGCGCACCATTGATACCTTTACCGCATGCTCATAAGCTCGGCTCCACATAGGGTCCATGCCTGTCTGGCGACTGTCCACCATCTTGGTACGCATACGCTTAGCATATGCTGTGAGATACTCTTGGGCATCATCGTCGATATCTAACGTATGAAGCTCAATATCCTTAACACCACTTGATACCGTAACGCCTTGCTTGGTTCTGATATACTCTGTGACCTGCTCAAAATATTTTAAGAGGCCAGCGGGTGGATTCAAATCATCCGGTATGTTCATCTCAGGCATGTGGCCACCGATATCGAAAATGACTAACCGGTTTAAAAATCCATCCATAACCTGTGTAGACTTTAAAGACTCATAGAAATGGCTTGGAGTTGTGGTCCCATACACTGATACACATGGCTGGTAGATATCGATACGCGGACGATTGCCATCGGTATCGGCATATTGCATCCCTCGAAACATTCCCTTAGAGCGTCCGAATAATTCCATAAGAGTTGTCATAATATCTTTGCGATACGTGGCAGCTCTGCCATCGGTCACAGACTTAAGGAATAATCCAAACTCATCAATGCTCATCATGGTGGCCGGATTCTTTTGCACATGCTTGAGCAAGCCTTGAGCAGACGACATGCGGCCAGTTCCTATTCGGTCACCTTGCCCAATGTCTGTAAAGATTTGGTCCGCACAATGCATAGGATGCTCTTTGCCTGAGCCAGAGTAGCCAATGCCCACTGTGTAGATATTGGTTCTAAGGTTTGTCTTAGACCGATAGTATCTACCGTAGAGCGTACCCAAGACAGGAAGAGCAGCGGCCAATGCTAGGATGGGCTGAGGATAAATAGCCGTGCTATTAATAAAATGGCAGACAGCGCCAAGGGCACCGGGCACATTTAAAAACTTACTAGGAAATACCCGCTCATCCAAGTCTGTATCGGGCACGTCAAACTCAGGGATAGCCACCTCTTCGATGGCAACCGGGATAGCTTCACTTGGGTTATTCTCAATATGAGATTTAAGAATACTTGCAACCGTTGCGTCCACCTCTGTCTGCATAAGCGGATTATCATTTTGATTATTCCACTCGTTGGCCTGCTTAACCACAGATAAAACATCATCACCCTTGGCAACATATTGTCCAACCATCGAGGCCAGTGCATTGTTGCGCCCACCCTCATCTACGGGTGTGCCATCATGGGGCTCTTTTACTTGGCTAACATCAAAGATGTATTCGCCAGAGGAGTCAGTCCCATTGTAAGAATAGATGGTGCTAAGGTTTTCTTGAGGCAATGGCGGAAGCTCATCTGCCATAGTAATCATACAGCCGCTATCAATCTTCCATTCGTATAGCTTACCACTTGGGTGCACACTGGGCGGCGCTACTACATAACCGCCACGTCCTCTTATATCTACCTTGCCTTTCTCGTTCACGGAGTTAGGCACCACGCCATTAATCCCATAATAGAAATGCGCACCACGGGCAGTTTTAACTTTCCAAGGTGTGGGTGGCAGGTTGTCACCTATCCAACGAATTGTATCGTTAGTGTCGGCGTCTACCACGATACAGTTGATGCCTGTTAAGACACCGATGTTTGCATTTGGCCACCTCTCCCACCAACCGTCTACCTCTTCCTCTGTTGGCTCCCTATCCTGAAATTCTTTCCAAGAGATTAAAGGCTTCTTGCCTCTTGGTTGTAACGGTATAACGCGCAATCCGTTGTCCCACATTGAACGGGCAGCTTCCCCCAGTTCTGACATTCTATCACCCTCCAAGGTTATATTTTGATTATTCTTATTTCTCAGATTCGATGAGCTTTAATCCCCGAACTAAAGCTTCCCTCATAACCTGAGACCGTGAGGGTGTACCCGCCGGGTACTTCTCAATGTCCTTACCTACTGTTGCTCGCAAACTTTCCGCAAGCTCCAAAACGTTCTCATTTAAACGAATACCGATTACCTTTGACATGACCTATCTCCTTGTTGTTTAATGGTCCTCTTCATTATTATTCTTAAATGTACAAATGTGCAACTTAAAAAACAAATATAAATAAAATAATTGTTGACAGACAAAACAACAAAATGTATAACAGGGAATAAGCTATTTTTTTTAGGAGAGTGATTATGAAATTAGACAACAAGAAACCACAACCAATTGATTTGCTGGCCTTCGAACTCAAGAAAGCCAAAGAGCTAGAGGCGTCTGCTCGCGAGAAGCGAGTGCAGATTGAAAACCAGATTATTGAGGCAGCCGGAATCAAAGAGGAAGGCAGCACCACAACCAACGGTAACTTCTTTAAGATTACCACCACTGGCAAGCTCACGCGTAAGTTAGATGAGAAGGCATGGCGCACCATTTCTTCTCAGTTCGGCGATGATGCTCCTGTCCGTACCAAGGTGGACGTTGACACCCGCAAGCTCAAGAAGCTGGCTGTAGATAGTCCTGAGCTTTTCCAGCTGGCCTTGTCTGCCATCACAACCAAGCCTGCCAAAGGTGCGGTCAAGATTGATGAGGTGGTGTAATGGCTGGCGAACCACCACTGGACCCACCAGATTACGATGATGAGAGAGAGCCTACTGATGAGGAGTTCGCCCAATGGAAGCTGAGGGACATGGATTACCTTGTGGAAGATGATGATGTTGTCGAGGCATGTGACAAGGTGTTGCGGCGAATTGGTCAGGACATTCTTGACGGAAAAGAAACACCCAAAGAGGAGATTGCTCAAATACTTATTGATGCTGTTGAGTTCTTTTCCCGGGAAGGCGACATGTGTGAAGTGGGCGAATGGCAGCAAGCCATGAAAGAAAAGGCCGACGAGGATTTTGTCGAGCCTGACCCGCCAGACGATGATGACTATCCAGAACACTATGACGGAACGGGGAGATACTAATGAAATTTACAAACACAAAAAATGCAAACGCAAATGCTGGCATCAAGTTCCTAGGCTACGGCCTAGCCGGTGCCGGTAAGACATATGCAATCCGTACATGCGATGAGCCTGCTTTGATTATCAGTGCAGAGTCTGGCCTATTGTCATTATCGGATGTGTCGGTTGATGCTGTTACCATTGAAAGCTTTGATGATGTGGACAAGGTATATGATTACCTCGCCAACTCAGAAGAGAGCCAGAAGTATAAGTGGATTTGCATCGACTCATTATCTGAGGTTGCTGAGACATTGCTGGTATCTGAGCTTGCAAGAAACAAAGATGGCCGCAAGGCATACATGGAAGTGTCTGCTAGAACCCAAGCTCTTGTTAGAAAGTTTAGAGACCTGCCACGTAACATCTACATGACATGTAAGATGGAGCGCCAGAAGGATGAGTTCAGTGGCGGCATCCTGTGCTACCCAAGCCTGCCCGGCTCAAAGCTGGGCCAGCAGATTCCCTACCTATTTGATATCGTGGCAGCGATGCGGGTAGAGAAAGATGCCGAGGGTGTGCTCAAACGCATGCTGCAAACAAGCAGCGATGCAAAGTATTATGCAAAAGATAGAAGCGGCAAGTTGTCGCAATTTGAAGAACCAAACTTGGCAGCAATCCGCGCCAAGATTATAGGAGAGTGAAATGGCTGGATACAGTTTTAACAGTGACGAAGTAAGTGATGAGATTGCCCTTATTCCAAAAGGCACCGAGGTAAAGGCAGTGGTTGTGGAGTCTGATATTCAGGACCGTGACTGGGGCGTGCGTATGCCATTGGTGCTCGAAGTTACCGAGGGCAAGCATCAAGGCGCTCGAATCTATGACGGGCTAAACCTTGAACATACCAACCCAAAGGTTGGAGCCATTGGCCAAAAGCAGCTTAAGCGGTTGTGCATGGCTGTAGGTGTGCCACGGTTTAAGAACACCGATGAGCTACACGGTAAGCCGTTTATGCTTACCGTTGGAGTACAAGAAGCTCAGGGCGGTTATGATGCCAAGAATCAGATTGGCAAAATGAAACCATGTGAAGCTCCTGCTGGATTTGACGGCAAGCTTGAAGGTGAGCCCAAGGCTCAAGAAGCTGGCAAAGAGAAGGCACCGTGGGAGTGATTTGTGGCCAGCTTTGAATATGATTCTAATAGCGACATTGTCCGTCTAATATATGAGCAAGGCGAAAAGGTGCAGGGTGATTCACGTCGCCCGCATCTTGGATGCTCTGCCATAGGTCGTGAATGCTCAAGAGAGATTTGGTACAGCTTTAGGTGGGCTGGCCAAGTCATGTGGTCAGGCAGAATGCTGAGACTTTTTGACCGAGGTCAAAGAGAAGAGATTGTTCTGGTTGATGCGCTCAAGAGCATTGGTTGTGAGGTGTGGGAGGGGGACCCAAGAACGGGCAAGCAGTTTAGAGTCAAGTTTGAAAGCGGGCACATAAAAGGTTCTGCTGATGGGGTTTGCCGGGGATTACCCGGCGACCCTAAAACCCCGCACTTGCTAGAGTTTAAGACTCATAATGATAAGTCGTTTAAGCATCTGGTAACGAACGGGGTGGCAGAATCAAAGCCACAGCATTTGGTTCAAATGTTTCTGTACATGAAAGGGCTTAAGCTGCCCAAAGCATTGTATGTGGCTGTGAATAAAAATAATGATGAGTTATACACTGAGGTGATTGAGTACGACGCAAGGCTTGCGGATGAATATCTTGAGAAGGCAAAAGACATTGTTGCCTCTGAGATTGAACCTGAAAAGATAAGCCAAAGACCAGACTGGTACAAGTGCAAATTTTGCAGCTTTAAAGGCCAGTGTCATTTCAGTGTGCCACTAAGCATGAACTGTAGGACCTGTAATAAGGTAGAGGTTCATGATGAGGGCGAATGGTTCTGTAGTCTGTACGGGGATAAGCTCCCGTTGGATAAACAAAAAAAAGGGTGTGAAAGATGGAAGTCAGTTTAAGAGGTTATCAGCAAGAGTCGGTAGATGCTCTTACGAATTACCTACACAGAAAATCAGGAAACCCGTTGTTGGTGCTGCCAACCGGCAGCGGCAAGAGCCACTGCCAAGCAGGGTTTATTCAGCAAACATTAGAGCGGTATCCTAATACCAGGATACTCTGCTTAACTCACGTCAAGGAGCTTATTGAGCAGAACGTTGAGAAGGCGCAGCTCTATATGCCGGATGCCGACATAGGTATTTATTCGGCTGGCCTGGGCAAGAGAGAGCTAGATAAGCCGCTAACGTTTGCTGGCATACAATCGATTTACAATAAGGAGTTTGAAGCTCCACACCTAGTCATGATTGATGAGTGTCACTTGGTGCCTAAGAAGGGCGATGGCATGTACCTCAAATTGCTCAACAGGCTTATTGAGGACAATCCCAAGCTGAAAGTCATCGGCATGACGGCCACACCTTTTCGTCTTCGCGGGGGAGTCTTAACTGGGGGAAAAGGTAAGATGTTTGACTCGGTGGTTTATGACCTACCGATTCAAAGATTGATAGACGAAGGGGTGTTGGCCACCGTGGTGTCTGCTCAGGCAGGGGCAACCATCGACACATCAGAAGTAAAAGTGACCGCCGGGGAATACAACCTAAAGCAGCTGGGGGTAGCAGCTGACCAGGACCACGTTACCGAGGCGGCGGTCACAGACTTACTTAAGCATGGCAAGGGAAGAAAGTCATGGCTTATCTTCTGTGTATCTGTAAGTCATGCAGAGCACGTAAGGGATGCCCTAAGAGGAAAGGGCGTGTCGGTTGAGTGCATCACAGGGGAAACCCCAAAGGACAAGCGTAAGGAGATTCTCGCGGCTTACAAGGCAGGCAAAATTAAAGCTCTTACCAACTGCAATGTATTGACCACGGGGTTCGATGCTCCTGAGACTGACTTGATTGCACTTCTTAGACCCACTGTATCACCGGGACTGTATGTCCAAATGGTGGGCAGAGGCATGAGGCCAGCCAAAGGAAAAGACAATTGCTTGGTCTTGGATTATGGCGGCAACATTTCAAGGCATGGCCCGGTTGATAGCGTGAACATGCCTGAGCCACAGGGCGATGGAAAAGGTGAAGCTCCTGTTAAGTTTTGCCCACAATGCTTGGCCGAGTGCCACTTGGCAACCAAGGCGTGTGAGCAATGCGGACACGAATTTGAGATGGAGGAAAAGGCACTGGGCAAAAGAGCCAGTCAGTTATCTATCCTTTCCTCTCAAAAGGAATTAATAGAATATGATGTAAGCCGGGTTAAGTATGTCAGGCACCAGAGCCGGGGGAGCGGAAAAGTATCTATGCGCGTAGATTACTATGACGGTCCACTTAAAGCTTGCAGTGAATGGATATGCTTAGAGCATAGAGGATTCTCTAAGCACAAGGCTGAATCATGGTGGCTCAGAAGAGACAAGTATATTGATGATGTTCATGGTGTGCCGCCAACGGTCGATGAGGCCGTTAAGCTAACCCCTAGCCTTCTGGAGCCCGTAAAGGTGTACACCAGGAAAGAAGGCAAGTACGAAAGAATCGTGAGGTATGATTTTGAATAGCATGGTTTAGCTTGCCATGCTGCGGCGGTCACGGGTTTTTGTTCACCCTCCTTCCTGTGACCGTCGCTCCTTAAAGGAACGGGTGGATTTTGTCGGGGGACAATATGACTAAGATTAAGACAAGTTATTGTCAGGGGTGCATTCGAACGGAAGTAACACTTAAGCTTACAATGGCAGATGGCAGACCATACTGGTTGTGCGAGAAATGCCTAAACCCTCTGCCGAGGGAATCTTACAAAAGAAATGAAGAATCGGAGTCCAGGAAAGCCTGGGGGGATTCTAAATATGAAAACAAAGGGTGAACCAATGCAGCACATAGTTATGTACAGCGGAGGGCTAGGTAGCTGGGCTACCGCAAAAATTGTTATTGAAAGGTATGGGACAGAAAACACAACTCTTCTCTTTGCCGATACGCTCATAGAAGATGAGGACCTTTATCGTTTCCTGGACGAAGGGGCCAAGTATCTTGGAGTAGAGTTTACTCGCATTGCTGAAGGCAGAACACCGTGGGAGGTTTTTCATGACACAAGATTCTTGGGTAACAGCAGAGTAGGCAACTGCTCAAAGATTCTCAAAAGAGAATTTATCCATAAGTGGATAAAGAAAAGATACAAGCCAGACGAATGCATTATGTACCTG